CACTTTTAGGTGTAGGCAGACCAAGGTTTGTATAATACTGTCTTTGTCTATTAGGTAAAGGGACTTCCACCCCAACCTTGATATTATATTGAAGCTTACCAGAAGCTGTGAAAGACTCTTCAAAATCGGAGTAAACACTACTTATAAGAAGACCACTATTATAATGAGGGTATAAAGCATTTTCTCTTTCTAATCTATTAGCTATAACTTCAGGTGGGGCTGGGACTGATAATTTCTCTTTAGTCTCTATTTCCCATTGATTTATGTAGTAATGTAAGATTGGTTTAAACTTTTTAGAGAATTTTTTAGTGATTCTTTTTTTTAATTTTTTATTAATAAATAAGTAGTTGTCCGTAATCTCAAAAAAATCGTTTGCCATTCATATCCTTAAAGAGTATAAACTCTAAAAGGCTCTAGTAAAGTCTCAACTAAGTGTGGTAAAGAGTCTTTAGGTCTTATTGATTGTCTTGTGTCACTACTAATGGAGTTTATGTTGTCAAGGTTTTTTTGATTATCTTGAAGCATTTTTTTAGCTATTGACATTACAGCGTTTAACAATGCTGTGGGTATGTTCTCTATATGTTCAAAACCTAAGTAATAAATAACTTCAATATTGTACTCCCCAATAGCAGTATAATAATCTCTAAAAAAGAGTTTATTTCCACTTGCTAAAGACACAGAGGGCATTACTACCCCTGATTCTAATATAGACACACACTCAAAAATAGGGGCTTTAGATAAATAAATAAAATTAGAGCCATTACCATGTAATATTTCTGTTTCTTGCCTTAAAAATATAGAATAATTATAGGTTTCATAAATATAACTCTCAGCCATCATCAAGAGTGAATCCGCAAACTCTTTTATAGGTAAGTCAAGAGAATTTATATCTGCATAAGTGTAAAACATACTCTTTAAATCATCTTGAATCACAAGAACCCTTTACTCTTTTATTTTTCTTTTTCTTTTTTTGCTTGTATCCTCTGTTTCTGTATTATCTAATACAACAGAGCTAACAACCTCAGGTAGAGTTTTAGTTATGATGTCATTGATAGAAGAATCAGTAATAGAAAAAGAGGTTGGGAAAGTACTAAGTAAGTACTTCCCTTGCTCTTCTGTCAATGTGTAGGTATTTGAATCCACAAAAGAGATATTTAGAGATTCAAGCCCAAAACCTGAATACAATAATATCATGTTACAGATTCACAATCGCTACAGCAGGTGTATCAAGAACACTTAATTTTTGGAAGTCAATATCCAACCAACTTACTAAAATATCAACAGAGGATTTAATAGCTCTATCTCTTTCAAGTGTAATACTACCTCTTCTGCCCTGTGCAAAGTATTCTTTATTTACCAAAATAGCCGCAGTTTTAGTACCCGCACCATCAGGAACACCAAGAGCTGTAAGGTTAGAACCCATCAATTCAGTAGCAACAATAGAGATACCATAAATTTTACCTAGCTCACCTTTAAGGATAGTTGCATTAGCACCATATTTATCTACTGTAAGAACTTCAGGAACAGCCAATAGGTCATAACCAACACTTAGTGGAACTACAAGAGCTAGTGATGTAAGACTAACACCATACACCCCTAATTTTTTTCTAGCGGCAAGAACTTTAGCCGCAGTCAATGCAACAGCTCCACCATCAACACTATTACCCGCTACTCTAGCAATTTTAAGCAATCCATCAAATGCTTTTAAAGTATTATTAACACCTGCAGTTGCTGTATCACCCATCAAAATAGTTGAATCAACAGCAGTTGCCAATGATTTAACAAGTTGTGATGTAATCATATCTATAATTACTGTTACAGTCTCATCTTCAGCTTGGTCTGATAAAGTTACCAATGTTTTAAATCTACTTGTTTTGAAAGTGATTTTACCAGATGTAAGTGCTGACTCAATAGCGTCAACCGCAGGTGCAATAAGGTAAGCAACAGCGTCACTTGTTCTAGCAGGAAGTGAGAAAGTACTTCTGCCATCAGGGATTTTTATTGTTCTAAATAGGTCTGCTACTTTTAACTCTAAGGTAAGTCTCTCAATCAATTCAGATGAAAACTCCTCTGCCAACCAACTTGGTACATCAGTAGGAACAATAGCTTTTTCTTTAATATCCGCATACTCCGCAAAAGAAGTTACAGGTCTGTCTAATAAAAGTGACTTAACAAAAAGATTTGCTGAGTCTTTACGGTTTGACTCTCTAGTAACTTTTACAGTATGGATAGACTTTCTTTCCACCATTTTTTCTTTAACTTCATCTAAGATAAGTTTCATCTCTTTGTTTTCAGTATGTAAAGAGAGATTTTCTGCTTTAACATCTGCTATATCTTTCTTTAATTGCTCTATTGCTTTTAACATTGCATATTTCCTTTTTTGTATGTTATTTATTTTTAAAAATCGTTTTATGTATTTAAGGTATATTTAATACTTTAAATAAGTGATATTTGCTCATCTAATTTAGTGCCTAATTCGGAGTATAGTGTGTAAACCTCATTAAAGTTTTCTGGGGTTACTTTGTTAATATCAAAAAAGGTTTTTACATCTTCTAAAGTAATAAGTTTTGGTTTTAATTGTGGAGTCTCTATTGGAGTAATAGGGTCAACATCAGGGACATTTGTAGGGTCAACATCAGGGACATTTGTAGGGTCAACCTGTTTAATCTTAAGAGTTTTCATTACTTTTTCTTTACTATCAGGTGTAATAGTAAAAGATTTTCCTAAAATACTACAACCACATGAGGTAGAATAACTTTCTATAAGTGAAAGTGGGTTATCAGGTACAGCTACTAAAGATATCTCATATAACTCAGTTTCAGTAAATATATATAGGTCTGTATCATGGATATATTTAGCATTTTTTGCAATAAACCCTATACTAAAGGCTTTTAAAATACCATTCTTTACATTTTCATAAACTGTTGGGTTTGAGGTTTTATGAACCTCCGCAGTAATTTTTATACCTTCTTCAGACACAATAATATCTATGATTTTGCCTATTGGTTGGTTAAAATCATGATTAAAAAGAAGTATAGGGTTTAACTCGAAGTTCTTGGTATCAATGCCAAGAGGACTTACTGCTTCATCACTTCTATCTATAATTACATCACCATTATGTAGAAATTTGTTGGCAAACCCTGTTATTAAGATTACCTCATTTTCACATGAATCTACTACCACATCTAAAGTGGTGTAACTTTTTATACTCATTCTATTTCCTTTTTTGTACATATACCTATATTACTTAACTATTAATAAATCGTTTTAGTCACCTTGTTCCTCTTCTTTTGGTGGGGTTGGAGTAACTAAAGGTGTACTTTGTGGTGTTTGATAAAAATTAACTGTATCACCATATAAATAAGTAGGCAAAACATTAAAATCAGCTGTCTCGACATCAATAGGGTCTTTACCCACCCATTTTCTAGCTTCATTCAAAGATAGAATTCCTGAGGACAAAGCAACTCTTGCGGCTTCAGCTCTAGTATCTAAAGAAGTTTCTAACTCTGTTATTCTACTAAAATCAAATTTAAAGTTTATTGTGTTGTCTTTAAACTTTTGTCTCAAAAATAAATTAATGTTATCTTCTAGCTTATATAAATAAGGGCGAACAGCTACATTAAAGGTAGTTTTAAAAACTTCCTCAGGATTTGTACCGACAGATGTTACACCCCCACCTCCAAGTACTAAAGGATTAATTTTAAAAGTCTTATACACCCTCGCCTCAGGAATTTGTAGAGAATCTAACACCTTTGAGTCAGTAGGGTTTGATTGGATAGGTTCAAAAGTTAACCCATTAGGAAACACCGCTACACCACCCCTTTGACCCCCTCTAACACCTTTTTTAGTTGCATATAAAGTGTTAAATTGGTCTCTAATATCAGTGGATTGGGTATTAGATAAAGGATACTCTGATTTTATAATACCTGAAAGTAAACTCCCATTCCTATAAAAATCTTGTAAATCCTGTGTAGCAAAACTTTCAAGGTTTAACATATCAAGTAAAGTTTTAACGGTTGGTTGTCCATAAAATCTATTATTTATTGTAGGGTTTTTTATAGCAATACACTCAT